CTGGGCCCCTGAAAGTGTACTAATAATGTAAGCACGAATGATTCTATGGACTGCTTTGATGATGTTCAGATTGAAGAAACTTCAGGATTTGATTTCATCGAACAAGACTTAACCGACCTCATTGAAGAGGAAAACGACTTTAATATGAACGATTATCTCAACAGCAACTACGATTATTGATTATGACTCCAGACACACTTGATTTCACTGGCGATGCTACCACCTTCTTGGGTTTGGTTGGTGTTGTTTCGGCAGGTATTATTATTGTTACTGCCTTCCGTCGCTTTTTTAACTCTCCTTACAATGTACGTGTGACGCCTAAACAAGTGTCCACTAATGCCTCTACTGACCCCGAAACTACTGTATCCTGAACAAATGACTGAAACTGTGAACGTGCTTCCTCACTTGAACGAACTGAAAGAAACTTTTCGTCGTCAGGATTTTAAGTTTACTCCTGCTCAATCTGAAGAGTACGAAATCCTTCTTCAAGCACGCCGAGAGAGGGTTAAGTGGTTTTATGAGACGGATCGTGTATGTAAGATTAGCAAGTCGGCACAGGATAAACTGAAAGAAGACAACTAATACATGGTAGGGTCCAGTTCTCAAACTGGACCTTTTCTATTGACTAAATACCTGAAAGGGTCTATAGTTAGGAAGATGAGAACATTTGCGGAGTTTATGATTCTTGCTGAAGCAACCTATGACGCTAGCGTTATGGGTTCATCGCAAATCCGTCGCGGTGGTGATGGTGGAAAAATTGGTGCGGAACGCAAGAAGACTGCTCCCGAAGTGAGAAGGATGAAATCCATTAAAGACCCTGAGACTGGTAAAGTTAAAAGAGTTGCAACCAGTTATAAAGAGAGAAAAGATGTAGGAACTCAAAAACCAGTTGCTACAAGGCAAGCACAACCCGAAAAAGAGCGCGGAAGTGCTGAAGTCAAACAATCTTATGCCGAAAAAGTAAAGGCAGAAAGAAGAAAAGCAGCACAAGCAAGGATTGCTGCGAAGAAATCGGGAGAAACTCCAACAGCAGCAAAACCAAAGGCAAAAGAAGCAGAGAAAGCAGCAACTAAACTTCTCTCAAAGAAAGCACCAGAAAAGAAAACTTCTGGAGACAAAGAAGACCACATGATTAAGGGTTCACTACTTCCTAAAGGTGAAAAGAGACCTTATACTAGAGATGAGAAGAAGAGAATTGTAAGAACTGGTAAAAGACTTCAAGCAGACTTACAGAAAAAGAAAGAGAAACCATCAAGCGAATATCAATCCTCACTCACACCAGGCAAATAAGAACTGGGCCCCTGAAACTGTATCAGTAGCATAAGCACTGAATTAGATTATGAAAGTTTCCCAGAAACCTCAAATCATCAACGGTATGGAACACATGGTTACTACTGTTGATGGTCTGGACCGAGTGGAAATCAACAACAAACTTCATTATCTTGGCGACCAACTTATGAAACTTAAGATGGAACAAGACCATCTTATTCAAATGCGAAATATGATTGATCGCCAGAATGAACTGAATGAAATGGATGACTTATTTGCTGAAATGTTCAGCGGTTGATTAACTGTTCACCAGCACACTCAGGATGACCTCCTAGGTGTGTTATTTTATGTTTAGGTATCAAACCACTGAGAACCATGAGTTACATTCAAATCCCTGATTATGTGTTCGATAGCATCCTTAACACTCTACAGAGAGGTTATGATATATGTGATGCTGTTGATTATCTTAGTGACGAAACTGAGAAGTCTCCAGAGTATGCAAATGGATACAGTCGTGCTACAATGAGAAGTGTGATTGAAGACCTCCAACGATACAAAGCGAACAGTAACTAATACTGGGCCCCTGAAACTGTCCTTATAGTATGAGCACCAACCTTATGCAAATCAACCCCCGACCTCACCAGAAGCGCGGTGATGCTGCTATGCAAAAGCACAGCAAAGGCCAACTTATCTACCCAACTGGCGGCGGGAAAACGCTGAATATGATTATGGATGCTGTGCGCGAGTTCTCTAAAGAAACTCCACAGACCATTGTTGTTGTTGCTCCACGGATTCTCTTGGCGTCCCAGTTATCCAGCGAGTTCCTGGAGTTCATCACCAACGCTAAAGTCTTTCACGTTCACTCTGGTGAGGTTCACTGGGAATCTTCTACTCGCCCTGCTGTGATTCGCAACTGGGTTGATGCAAATGCAGATTCTCATAAACTCATTGTAACCACCTACAATTCTCTGGAGCGTCTTCAGGATGCGGAGATTGATGTGGATACCATCTATATGGACGAGGCACATAATAGCGTAAAGCGTAACTTCTTCCCTGCAACTGAGCACTTTGCTGCTAACGCACAACGCTGCTACTTCTTCACCGCTACGCGAAAGACTTCTCTTGCTGTGGGTAAACCAGGAATGAATGACCGCGAAGTCTATGGGGACATTATCTGTCGCGTTTCTGCTCCTGAACTGATTCGCGGTGGTTTCATCGTTCCTCCTAAAGTTTACTCTCATAAGTCTAAAACTGCTGCTGAATGTGGCGGTTGCTCCTATGAGCGCGACAAGCAAAACTTGATTGATATCATCAACACCTATGGAATGGATAAGGTGCTGGTTGTATCCAAAAAGACCAAGGATATTGTAGGTCTCACGACACAGACTGACTTCCAAACTCAAATGGAAGAGATGGGTTATGATGTACTTCATATCTCCAGTAAGTTCGGTGCCTTTATCAACAACCAAAAGGTCAACCGTGAGGTATTTTTCGATACTCTCAATGCTTACGGCAAAGATGTGAACAAGAAGTTCATTGTTCTCCATTTTGATATCCTCGCAGAGGGGCTAAACATCTCCTGTCTGAACGGTGTTGTTTTTCAGCGTAGCACTGATTACATCAAGATTCTGCAGACTGTTGGACGCGCTGTTCGTCTGGACCCCCGCGACAGTAAGGGTATCCGCGAAGGCAAAATCACCCCTGGTGCTGTGAGCACTTACAGTAAGAGTTTCGGTCTTGTTGTAACTCCCGTGTTCGATACGGTAGGCATCAGCACTGCGAACAAGATTAACACCTGCCTGGATACTGTCTTCAATCAGGGAGAACTGCTGGACAGTGTGGTTCGCAAATGAGTCTCAATGAGAATGCAGTGGCCATCAGGGCGAAAACCCTGATTTTTCTGCATTTTCGCTGGGGACGACCTAGAACCCATCCACCGCAACGAAATTCACGATTTATTGGAAAGTGTAACTTATGGACGGATTTACTATCGGGAAGAATATGGAATACGCAGCCGTGCCTTATGGTCGGCAACTTATGATTATTCACAATGGAGAGCAACTCAAAGTGTGTAGGACTGAATCATCGGCACGCAAATTTATCGCTGACCACAAAAAAGGTAAAAGTGTTGCAAAACTGCCCATTGATTGAAACTGGGCCCTTGAAAGTGTGCCTATAGTATCACTGATGCTCTTTCATGTCTAATCTCAACCTAATCATTGATGCCTACAATGCGGAGGTTGCTGACCTTCCGCGATTGCATTTAACTGAAGGTGGTGGTAAAGCACGAAACGCATCTGGAGTCATCTTCGAGAACTTTATTCAGCGTATCTGTGCTGATAATGGTCTTGAAGCAAAGAAGAATGACTATAAGCGAACTGAAGAAATTGATGGATTCGCACTCAAGAATCTTCAGGTCGATAAACACATCTATCGCGATGGTGTGATGAAAAAAGCAGTGGAATCCAAGTGTTATTTGGATGCTTGCTATCTTAAGCGTGCTGTGATAGACTTTATTGAATTGGATTCATCTCCTGATGTTCCTGATGATGTGGAGTATGCTATTCTTGCTGGTCAGGAGTGCGTATCTCAAGATTCTTTCAAGTATTACTGTGCATATTTCAAGAAAATGACAGGTAAAGATGTGAATGTCTTCGTCGTCAATCAGTTCAAGAAACGTAATGCAACTCGCGCAATTTATATGGAAGAGTACAATAGTGATTTTCAACTAGACATTCAAGAGGTCAATAATTTCGTGGAGTGGTTAACTGAATGAACTTATTTCATGACGATATGTTCAATGTTCTGGGAAAACTTGAATCCCAGAGCATTGACCTTTTGCTTACAGACTTTCCGTATGGAACACTGAATAAGAGAAATGAGTGGGATACAATTATTGATTATCCTACATTTTGGAAGCACATTGATAGAATCTGCAAACCAAACTGTGCTATCATTTCTACAGCAGCTCAACCATTCACAAGTGTACTGATATCTTCAAATTATAGAGACTTCAAGTACACAATGGTATGGGAGAAGTCAAAGGCAACTGGTTACTTGAACGCAAAGAAACAACCACTACGTGCTCATGAAGATATTGTTGTTTTCTATAAAAAACAACCCACATATAATCCTCAAATGAGACAGGGAGAACCTTATGATAAGGGAAAAGCAGTAAGAGATACCGAATCTTATGGTGTTCAGACGAAAGAAATTCATGTCAAAAATGATACTGGATTACGATATCCTCGAAGTGTACTATATTTCAAGACAGCAGAAAGCGAAGGAAAACATCACCCCACACAAAAACCTATATCTTTATATGAATATCTAATTCGCACATATTCAAATGAAGGCGATACAGTCCTTGATCCTTGTATGGGAAGCGGTACAACTGGTGTTGCATGTGTAAACACCAATAGAAACTTTATTGGTATTGAAAGAGAAGACAATTATTTCACGATTGCACAAGACCGCATCAACAATCCTCTCATTTCTGCGATGAATTGAATTGGGCCCTTGAAAGTGTACCAGTAGTGTAGTTCACACGGTCCGCATGACCCGCACCCGTAAGCAAACCACAAATGTTGTTGCTGAAGTGAAAGTTCCTCAAGTTCTCATCACTCGCCAGCAATACATTCAAGACATTAAGGTTCGCTGGGAAATTCATCAGTATGAAGTTAACAAACTTCGTGAAGATGTAAGTAAGTTCACTACAATGATTGCTCCTTATGTGAAGCAAACTATTGATTATGTGACTGAAAAGTATCAACAACTGTCTACTCAACGAGTAACTGCTTGATGATACAATGGGCACTCTTAATGAGTGCCTTTTTTATTATGAATGTAACTGGGCCCTTGAAAGTGTCCCTATAGTATGATGACCAAACCAATGCAGAACAAACATCTGAACCATCCTGAAGATGAGATTCTGACAGGCAATCTGTCTGTTCTGGATTGGTTCTCTGCTGATTCTACTATCAGTGTGAAGATGGACGGCGCTCCAGCATTAGTCTGGGGCACCAATCCTGCGAACGGTAAGTTTTTCGTGGGTACCAAATCTGTCTTCAACAAAGTAAAAATCAAAATCAATCATTCTCATGAAGAAATTGATGCGAACCATGAGGGCAAAGTTGCAGACATTCTTCATGCTGCTTTTGATTGTCTTCCTCGCACAAAGTCTATCATTCAAGGTGATTTTCTGGGTTTTGGTGGTTCTGATACTTATTGCCCCAACACGATTACTTACGTTTTCCCGCAGGTAATCACGCAGGACATTATTATTGCTCCACACACAATCTACAGTGGAGGCAATGACCTGCGTGAGGTTTCTGCTGCTCCTTTGTCTACCAAACCCAAGAGCACTAAAAAGTGTTTGTTCGTTCAACCTGAAGTCGAACTTAACCCTTTCCGTGAGGATTTGGAGGATGTGTGTAAGTTTGCAAAGCAAATGAGCACTCTGTGTGAGTTTGTGAGCGAAAGGAAAGCATCACAAATCAAAAAAGAGATTAATGCCTGCATTCGTGAGCAAAGAGTCGTGGATGAAAATG